AGCAACCAGAAAACGAAACAGTTACAACAGATGAGCAAATTGACGATGCACCTGCTAATAAATCAGTTAGTAAACAAGTTACCGAGCCAGACAGAAATAAGTTTGAAAAACAGCTAAAAGCAATAATACAACCGCATTTACAGCAACATATTGATTATGTAATAGCTAATACAGATTTAACAAAAACTGCAAAGAGCGTTGGTGATAATAGCGAAGATTACACTAAGCAATTTACTGATGACATGCTAAAAGCTTTACTAAGTATAGTTACTATCTATGGCTATATCGAAACCGAAAACGGCAAGAAGTTAGTATTTGAGGCTGGACTAAGTATTGATAGTATATTGCCATTTTATTTTACGACTAAACAAAAAGAGTTATACCACGATTATCTAAGTGGCGTTGCAAAGTATTTTGATGAGCAAACTGCAAAGCTAGTCAGAGATACGCTAGATAACAGCTACGCACTAAACCTAAGTAAACAACAAATAATTACAGAGCTACAAAAGCTTGCCATAAACGATTTTGCACAGTATAGGATTGATAGATTATCTAGAACCGAAGTACAGCTTGCGAGCGGTCAGGCTAGTGTTATATCAATGCAGAATATCGCAAAAGATACCGGTTATTCGATAACAAAAGAGTGGGTTACTAGAAATCCAGATGCTTGCGAGTTTTGTTTAGCACTAAACGGCAGAACTGTTGAAGTAAACAGCAACTTTTTAGAGCTAGGTGCAATTATTGAGGGTGTTGACGGTGGAATTATGGTTAATGATTTTGTATCAAGGGAAACAGCTTTAGCACATGCAAACTGTACATGTTTAGAAGTATATAAGGTAAAAGATGAATAAAATTAGTTGCAAATATTGCGGTAGATATTTAGGCGAAGTAAAAACATTAGTTGGTGAATTACTATGCAGTAACTCAAATTGTAAAGCGACAACTCAGTTTAAAATTATTAGTAATACTGATACAGCAAACATAACATATAAGTTTACGACACCTGAAAAGCAACCTAAGCATAAGGAGCAAAAACATGATTAACTTTACTATCAGGCAGGGTGAAACCCTAAGAATAGCCGTTGAAAGCGACAGACCAGACGCTACAGATGTAGAGTTTACTATTGACGCTATAGATACATCAGATGCACCGCTACTGCTAAAACAAACAGCAACATTTACAAGCGGAGTTGCTGAAATAGTATTTACAGCAGTTCAAACTGCAAATATTAAAGTTGGTCAATATGAATATATGGTTACTGTAAACCACAGTAACGGTGATGTTGAGAAATTACCAGACGCTAATTGTCAGGACGGTAGTTGCGAATTGCCTAAAGTTATAGTTTGCAAAACACTGGAGTAAACCATGAGCCGAATTATTTTAAAACAGGTAGAAAATAAAATACGATTGCAACATCAAGGCGTTTTAAGCGGTAAGGGTGATAAGGGTGATACTGGACCTGTAGGACCAAAGGGAGATAAGGGCGACATTGGACCACAGGGCATACAAGGAGTTCAGGGCATACAAGGTATACAAGGAATACAGGGAGTTGCAGGACAGAGTGCTATTATTGTTGGCGAATTTGAGGGTAACACTAGCACATTACCGAGTAATGGTTTAATACCAATAGGCTATTTTGGCGGTGGTCAACCTACAGCACCATATCAGATGAAAGCCGGTGAAGCATTGATTAGTGCATTGACTGGTGACTTATTTAGCTGGAGTGGTACTAGTTGGATTGATGTTGGTCAGATTGTTGGTCCACAAGGTCCTAAGGGAGATACAGGCGAACAGGGAGTACAAGGGATACAGGGCGAGCATGGTGTTGGTGTTCCAAGTGGCGGTAATCAAGGTTACTTATTAGCAAAATTGAGCAATAACGATTATGACACTGCATGGGGCAACCCTGTAGATTTACCATTATCAACAGCTACAATAAACTATGTCGATACTCACGCAGGTGGTGGTACACCTGCCGGCACAAACACTGAAGTTCAATACAATAAAAACGGTGCTTTTGGTGCAGAAAATACTTTTACTTATGATGAAAGCAACAATCAATTAGAAGCACAAAAGATAAAAGCAAGGCAATTTGGCGTATCGCTACACCCATACACAAATTATCTAAAGACATTATCAATTCAAGAGGACCATATCTCGTATCTACCTAATAAGACTGGCACTGTAGCACATTTAAGCGATATACCGACAATACCATTTCAACCTTTTTATATATTTGGTACTGCTGAAAACATAACAGGCATTGGAACTGGTTGGCAGACAATAATTGTCTTAAATGTACCTATACTTGAAGCAGGGGTATATAAAGCCGAGTTTAGTGTATCTTATAGATTTCCAACAACAAGTCAAAGTGTACAGTGGCAAATTGGCAATACAATCAACCCTTGGAAGAACTATAGCCAAGAAGCAAAAGATACTAGTGACCAGATGACGTTTACTTTTGGCTATCCACAAGAAATTGTTGCAACAACAGCACCGCAATTATTAGTTTGTCAAACTAAAAAAACAGGTGGAACGGCTGAATATACAATTGAATATGTTGCACTATCATTAGAACGGAAACTATGAACCCTGCTGAAATATCTGTAATTGGTGCAATTGTAGTTGTATCAATAGCGGTATTTACTTATATGTTTGTGTTAATGAGCAAAAATAAATCTAATAACGAAGTATTGCTTGTAAGCCTAAGCATTTTGACATTAGTTGGTATGATTTTATATGCCGTAACCAAAAGCGAGATATTAGCAACAATTAGTGCAACCGGTGTTGGTGCATTAGCAGGTGCAATTACAGCGTTATATAGCAATGATGATAATAAAAAGCCAAAATGTTAAAAATAATAGTTTGTTATACTAAAAGTAGGCAATGTTCTATAGAACGCCACTAATAAAAGGGTAATGTATGAGCAACAGTAAACATATACAATTTGCTACAAAGTATGTAACTGAAAACGAGACGGACGGTGATAAATGGATTAAGATCATTGGAACTGCACCAACAATAGACCGTGACGGTGAAGTTATTGATACAGCATCATTACGCATACCAGTTAAACCAAAAGGCTACAAGCGAGCAGATGAATTGACGACTAGCGATGTAGTGGACCTACCATTTTTAATAGACCATAATTGGTCAGTTGAAAAACAAATAGGCAGTGTACGGAGTTTAGTTATTAATCAGGACGGTGAACTTGAGGGCGTTGCAGGTTTAGCAGATGTTGATGAAGCTATGCGAGTTCATGAACTAGCCAAAAAAGACCATTTAGGCAACAGTATAAGCGGTACATTTGATTACAGCACAGGATATATTACAGACGGTGTAATCTATGACGCAGAATTACTAGAGTTTAGTGTTGTTTTTAAGGGTAGTAATCGTGACGCAAGAGTGTTAGCAGTTAGCAAGCAAGTAGCAGAAAGTGAGATTATGGAAGAGAAGCCAGATACAGAACAGGTAGTCGATGACGTAGTTGCAACTGATGAAGTTGCAGATGTTGTAGACGTAAAAGATGAAGTTAAAGTAGAAGTTACTGATGAAGTAGCAGAAAAGGAAGTCAAAGAGATGAGCAAGACAGACGAAATTGTTGCAAAGCAAGTTGTAGCAGAGTTACCAGCACAGGAAGTTGCACCAAAGTTTAAAAAAGACGTAAACGCAATAAAAGAAGTATTTGTAAAGCAGTTCATGGCATTTCACGCAGGTGATAGTGCCGAGCTTGCAAGATTAAACGAAAAAGCTATTAATCTAGACGGTTTAGACAGCAAGATTATCACACCAGCAGAGGGTACAGCACTATACCAGAGCGAAGTTGTAACACGAGATATTGTTGAAGCTTACAACCTTACTGGCAATGTAGGACGGCTTGTAAACAAAATAGATATTCTAGGTGCTACACAGTGGAAAAGCATTGTTGAAACCAACGGCACAGGTTTTAAGCCTGTAGGTGTTACAGAAGTTAAGCCAGAAGATGAGCCAGTATGGACACCTGTTGTTGTATTACCAAAAGAACACGCTTTAATCGTTGCATGGTATGACACGATTGCTAGACAAACACCAATTGCAGTTTACGACCAAATTGTTAGATATATTGCCGGTCAATACTCACGACTAGAAGATAACATTATCTTAACTTTTGCCGGTGTAACTAGCACAGGTGGTGACGTATTTGCACCAACAGGTTTAGTACCACTGCTTACAGGCGGTGACCAAGAAGTACCATTTGATGATACTTACAAGAGCACATCTATCCTATCAGCTTTAGGTACTGCTTACGGCTTAATCGAGAGCGATGCAGAACTATCAATTGTTACTAACCGAGCTACATGGGGCAAGCTTGCAACTGCTACAGATGAAACTGGCAACGCAGTGTTTAAGGTAGTTGGACAGCAAGTAACCGCAGGTGCATTAGGTACATTTAACGTAGTCTTATCTAACGAAATGGAAGACGGTGATGTCGTAATGGGTGCATTTAGCTTATACGATTTAGTTACTAGGGGCGGACTTGAAACGCTATTTAGCCAGCATGCAACTGTAGGAAGCGTGAACCTATTTACCCAAGACGCAAGTGCTTTACGAGCTTGTGTTGAGATTGCCGGTAAAGCAGTTAAAAAAGAAGCTTTTGCACTACTAAAAGCCACAGCAGTAGCACCTTAATTAAAAAAGGTTTAAAACATAATGACACAAGCAACTTTAGAAAAATTGTTAGGGCGTGAACTATCACAAGCAGAAGTAGATAATCTAAATCTGTATATGAATATAGCGGACGAGCGTTTAATGAAGTTGCTATGTGTTCGTTATGATTGCGAGATTGGCAAGCGTAAGTTTAAGACTAGGGAGCATTATAGAACTTTATTTACAGATATATTTAACACTGTATATGGAGTTACTATAAACGGACAACCGGTAACAGGTTGGACTGAACAGCAAAACAACATCTTAAACGGCAAGTGGTACAATTCGATTGTATTTAATAGCCCCATGAGCGGTGCAACTGTTGAAGTTGATGCGGATTGGGGCTTTTTAGTTATGCCAAACGATTTAAATCTGCTAAGGGCAAGGATGTTTGACCTTACCTTTAAGGAAGTTGGCAGTGAGGGCATTAAATCAAAATCTGTTGAAGATTTCAGCATTACATATAACGACAGTGCCATGATAGACGGCTTTAGGGATACTAATCAGCTAACAATTGCAAAATACTCAAACTGTAACCAAAACTTAATTGCTAACGGTGAATTATATAATGAGCGTTTTTACTGCATTTAAAGCTAAACCATTTAAGTTTTTACGATTAAAAACTAGCGTTAATGGTAAAACCATTGAAGAGATTTATGATACTACCGGCATTATTAAGCTAAGAGATATGCAAAGCGGTAGTGATGTTAAAACTAAGACTAGTGAAACTACTATACACATAAAGCCAGATGAGCCATTTGTAGGCGATTTAAAAGGCTTTTTAGTTGGACATGGCGTAAGAGTTGGGCAAGGTTCAAAAGACCCTGTAGATTACGAGATATTAGCCCAGACGTATGGTTATAACTACGAAACTAACGAACTTGAACATATTAGAGTTGTATTACAAAAAGTTGAGATTGCAACATGGGAAACATCACAGTTACCAATAAAATAAATGAAGTCGTATCAACGATTGATAACAAGCTGGATAGAGCTGTACTTACTATGGCAACAGATATCCACAGGGAAGCTACTATACTTGCACCATTTGATACTGGTGCTTTAGCTGGTAGTGGGCGTATTAGCCGAAATGGTAAAGCAGATTATGATATTAGCTTTGGTGGTTCAAGAGTACCTTATGCAAAGCTAAGACATTTTAAAAACAAAAAGAACCCACAAACATTAAGATACCTTGAGCGAGCCGGAAATAAGACTGCTAGAAACTTAAACAGATATTTAGGCACTAAATGATTACACTGCATGTATTACAGTATTTGAGCGATAACGGTTTTGGCACGATTGATACCGACTTATTTTTTGAGAAGTTACCATTAGGTGTAAACGGCATAGCTATATTTGCAAGGGGCGGTAGGCAAGAGTATGGCAGGAACACTATTGCACAGGCTTTTGATTTATATGTTAGGGGCAAAAGCGATGTTTTAGGCATGAGTATATGTGAAGATTTACGAACGCTATTTAGCGACAGTTACGGAAAAATGTGTACATTACCTATTGTTGAAGATATTAGTGAGCGTGTTTATAAAAATGTACAGTTTTTAGAGATAACAAACATTGAAAATATTGGCGTTGATGAAAACGAAAGAGTTGTGTATAGATTAGGCGTAACAGTTAATTATCGTAGGCATTGAGTTGTTATAATAAATATATAAGGAGATTTAATTATGAATAATACAGTTTTAGGCGGAAGTGCAGAAGTTGCTATAGGTATAAACGTAATACCACCTGAACTATTGAGCGAAGTAAATGTTGAGCTAACAGGCGGTATGCGTGAGCGTGAAACACTAGGCGGTACTTTTAGTCGACCAAGTGGCACATTTGAAACGGCAGAAGTAACATTTACGATGTACTTGCCAAGCATGGATTATCTTAAAAACATATTTCCAGATATCTACAATGCACCAACAGCACCACAAACAGCAGGTAACATAATCTTCACTACCGGCACTTGTGCGAGTGTATCAGGACAAAAGGTAAACATACACTTTACATGCGATACTAACGATGCAAACGATGTCTACATCTACAATGGTTTTGTAAACCTAAACTTTAATCCAAGCTATACAGCAGGTGATGATTTAACGGTCGAGATTAGCATTTACGCTAACCCAGATGAGAACGGCAACGTGTTAAGAGTTGGTACTGGTGACTTAACAGAAGAAAGTTACTACGACCCAACGACCCAGACTACAAAGCCAGTAAACCCTGCACCATAATAAAAGGGCGAAAGCCCTTTTTTATTAATTGTTTGTTACAATAATTATATAAATAGGGATAGTTATGTATCAAATTAAGACAAGCGATTATACAAAGGTTTACGATATCGAAGTAGACGGTGAGCATTGGCAAATGAAGTCACCAGGAGCTGGTGATGAGCTTATTATGGGGCAAGCCCAAAGACGCATGAAGCTATTAAATGCAAAGATAGATAACGGCACAGCTACAAGCGAAGATTTAGATTTATACGATGAGCTTGAAAAATCAATGTTTGATTTAGTTACTAAGATATTCAAAGACACTACACCGGATAATCACAATGTTAAAAAATGGGTACTAAATACACCTATGCAGGTAATAATTAAGGCAATCGAAAGCATAAAAACGCAAGTGCAGAAAGAAGCCGACAATGGCAACGGAGCAGACAACGAAGCCAAAGCATAAAACAATACTTGATGATTTTACTGATGAGCAAATTGCAAAGATTAAGCAACGCAAGGAGCAATCAGAAAAGTTTAAGGTGGATAATGAGTGGCTTATGCTTGCAGAGTTTGGCTATTATTATGGTTGGAACGCTATCCAAGCCGTTTTAGACAATAAAATAGACGGTGACACTATGACGATGTTGCTTGCCGGTGCAAGAAAACTAGATACACGAAATGTTTATGACAATGCACGAGCTGGCTTTATTGCAAATTATTCAGTACAAGCTAAAAACCCAGTATCAGCATTTAGCAAAGCAACTAAACAGCTAACTCGTAATATGAAAGCAGATATATAACATGGCTACTTATGACGCTGGTTCTATCGTTTACAAAGCTAGTATTGATACTAAAGGTCTAAAAGATGACGCTGGCAAGGTTGACAGCGTTGTAAAAGGCTTGAGCAGTACAGCAAAAGGTGCAAGCGTTGCTATTGCTAGTGCTATGGCGGTAGGCGTTGCAGGCATTGCTGGATTAACTACTAAAATGCTTACAAGTAGTGCAGAGCTAGAACAACAGATTGGTGGTACTGAAGCGGTATTTGGTGATTTTGCAAGTAGCATACAAAACACAGCTAAAAGTGCATATCAAACAATGGGATTATCTCAGAGCGAATTTTTAGCCGGTGCTAACAAAATGGCTTCGTTATATCAGGGTGCTGGTATATCTGTAAAAGACAGCATGGATATGAGTGCTGGAGCAATACAACGTGCAACGGATGTTGCATCTATTATGGGCATTGATACAGCTACAGCCCTTGATAGTGTTACAGCTATGGCTAAGGGCAACTATACCATGATGGACAATCTAGGCGTAGCTATGAACGATACAGCACTAAACGCTTACGCACTTGAAAAAGGGATTGGCAAGACTACAGCACAAATGACTGCTGGCGAAAAAAACGGTCTAGCATATCAGATGTTTATGGAAAAAACCGCAAAGTATGCCGGCAACTACGCTAAAGAAAATGAAACGCTTGCAGGTGCACTAAACACTACTAAAAAAGCTTTTGATGATTTTATGAGTGGAAGTGGTAGTATTGAGAATTTTGTTGATAGTTTAGTTAATACAATTGAGATTGGTGCATCACAAATAGTAGTTTTGTTACCTAAACTAGTATCAGGCATTGGACAGCTTGCAACAGGTGTAATGCCAGTTTTAGCTAGTATTTTGCCAACATTGATACCAGAGATTATTAATTCAGCAATTGCACTAGTTGACGCACTAATAAATGCTATGCCTACAATAATAGACGCTTTACTTACAGCGATACCGGTTTTAATCGAGGGTTTTGTGAAACTCTTTACAGCAATTGTGCTTGCATTGCCTGAAATTATTAGCCAGATTACAACTGCCTTGCCTGAAATTATTGACGCAATAGTGGGTGTTTTGACTGCACCTGGAACAATCAGCACACTAATTACCGCATCTGTAACGCTATTATTTGCACTGATACAAGCTATACCTGTACTGATATCTGCATTAGTGCCAGTATTACCTGAAATATTAGTAGCTATTGTTAGAGAATTGACATCACCGGCTTTTATAAAAGGCATGTTTGAAGCCTCAGTCACGCTTATGAAAGGCTTGATAAAAGGCATAATCAGCATGTTCTCAGCAGTTGGCGACACGATTATTGACTTTAAAAATGAAGTATTAGGATTTTTTAAAGATGCCGGTAGTTGGTTATTAGACGCTGGCAAAAGTATTATGCAAGGACTAGTAAACGGTATAAAAAGCATGGTTGGCAGTGTAAAAAATGCTATTAGTGGTGTTTTATCATCTGCAAGAGATTTATTACCGCGTAGCCCTGCTAAGGAAGGTCCGTTTAGCGGTAAGGGCTGGACCACGTTTAGCGGTGCATCAATCATGCAAGGACTTGCAGACGGTATTACTAAAAACAGCTTGATGCCTAAATTAGCACTAGACAATGCACTAAACGGTATGGCTTTTAGTGCTAATATGGACGCAAATGCAATAGCAAGC